TGTATCCCAGACGCAGCAGTTAGCTGCCGACTTTCTCTACGCCATCAAGCAAAGACTGACGCATCCTATGTATGCAGATCTTCAAAGCGCTTACGCTGCTGGTGTAGGGTTTAATTCCAAGACAGCCTCTTGGCAGGCAACCCGTGTCACCTTCGGTGATGAGCTACGTGAGTCCAGTGAAAAGGACCCAAACATCGAGGCCGTCGGTATCGGCGGTCAGATCTACGGCAAGCGTGCCGATATGATTATTGTAGACGATGCGGTAACTCTCAAGAACGCAAATGAGTTTGAGAAGCAGATACGCTGGCTAACCCAGGACGTACGATCTCGTCTTAACCCTACAGGTAAACTTGTAGTTATTGGTACGCGTGTTGCCTCAGTTGATTTGTACCGCGAGCTACGCCAAGAGGACCGATACCCAGGTGGGCAAGTTCCTTGGAAGTATCTTGCGATGCCAGCACTATTAGAGATAAATGAAGACCCCGACAAGTGGGTTACCTTATGGCCAGCCTCTGATGCTCCATTTGATGGACAGGAAGAAGCCGATAAGGACGAAGATGGTTTATACCCTCGCTGGTCTGGACGTAACCTTTACAATGAGCGTCAGGCTATGGACGCGAGTACGTGGGCTTTGGTATATCAACAGCAAGATGTATCTGAGAACGCTGCCTTCGACCCAGTATGTGTTCGTGGTTCTATGGACGGTATGCGTAAAGCAGGACGTCTGGAGATGGGTCACCCAGGTCATCCCAAGGATTTAAGTGGCTTTAGTTTTATCTGTGGTATGGACCCAGCGATTGTAGGAGATACCGCTGCAGTCTGTTACGCCATTGATAGATCTACTAGTAAGCGCTACATCGTAGACGTTATCAAGATTACCAAGCCTACACCGCAGCAAATCCGCGACATCATTATTAACTGGACTCAGCTTTACAGCCCGTCCGAGTGGATTATTGAGAAAAACGCTTTCCAGGCATTCTTAACTCAGGACGAAGGTATCCGTCAGTTCCTTGCAGGACGTGGCGTTGTATTGCGTGAGCACCATACCGGTTCTAATAAGTGGGATACTGGATTCGGTGTTGCTTCTATGGCTACCTTATTTGGTACCAAGCAAGCAGATGGTAAACATCACCGCGATAACCTAATACATCTACCTAGTGATCAGACTGAGAATATCAAAGCCCTAGTAGAGCAGTTGATTACCTGGACTCCAACGACTAAGGGTAAGACCGATATCGTGATGGCTCTCTGGTTCTGTGAGATTAGAGCAAGAGAAATGCTCAACTACGGCCAGTACGCAACGCACCACTTAAAAAATCCTTTCCTATCTCGTGCCGAGCTAGGGAAACGCGTAGTCATCAACATTGACGAAGCACTAGCAGCACAAAATCAAACATTCGTTTAGGAGATAACAATGGCAATTACACCAAGTTGGATGACCAACGCAGAAGGTGAAGAAGAATACATCGATAAGGGTGCAGTAACTATGCCCCAGATTAACCCAGAAGTAGACGCTAAGTACTCAGCTGGTAAGGCTCAGGCACTTAAGAACGACTACGTAGAATGGCCAACACAAGTACACGGTTTGGAATACTAATATGAGTAATCCAGTATCACGTTGGGTAACTAATGTATTTGACGCAGGCGAAAAGCTTGGACACGCAACACAGAAAATAAGCGAAACCAAGTCAGGTCAAAAACAAATTGAAAAAGAACAAACAGCAGCACGCGGTCAAGCGTGGGGTGCTTTGCTTCAGAATAGAACTTATGATGAGCAAGGCAAAATAAAAGGTACACAGGCAGATCACCACGTGACTGACCACACTACCCATACACAAACTGTTAAGCCATCAGTACCGCTTCCACCAGAAGGTGCAAAGCGCCCAATGGTTGGCACAGATAAAGCAGCAGCAAAGAAGTACGGTTCCAAGTCTTGGAACAACGGCTACACTAACTAAGGAATTCAATGCTAACAATTCGTGAAGTTACCGCCAAGGTATCTCGTTTACAGACCAAGTACGCAGCGCGTGATGGTCGTATGCGTGACGTCCTTTCGGTACGTCAAGGGGATATCTCTAAGGTATACCCATCTATGTTCTCTGATGAGTACCCAAAGCCTCTCATTGCTAACATCATTGACGTTGCCGCACGCGATCTTGCAGAGTCAATGGCTCCGCTACCTTCATTTAACTGTTCAGCATCTAATACAGTCTCTGATACAGCCCGTAAAGCTGCAGACTTGCGTGCTCGTATTGCAAACTTCTATGTAGACCGTTCAGAACTAGGCGTACAGATGTATACCGGTGCTGATTGGTACAACACTTACGGAATGCTTATTGGTCGCGTCGAACTCGATTACGAGAACGACAACCCCATTATGAAATTGATTAACCCTTTCGGCTCCTATCCGGAGATTGACCGATTTGGTCGCTGTCTATCCCTTACCCAGATTGTGGGTATGGATGCACAGACTTTGGCATCTATGTATCCAGAGTTCTACGACCAGATTATTAGCAAGAACTCGTATACACCAGGTTCACCATACCTTTCAATGGTGCGTTACCACGATGCAGACCAAGATCTTATCTATTTACCAGAGCGTAAGGATTTAGTTCTATCTAATATCCCTAACCCAATCGGTGAATGTATGGTCCGTGTGGCTATGCGCCCATCTATTGATGGTGAAGCACGCGGTCAATACGATGATGTACTAGGCGTACAGCTTGCTCGCGCTCGCTTTGCAGTCCTACAGATCCAAGCAGCAGAGAAATCTATCCAAGCGCCTATTGCTATCCCACAGGATGTGCAAGAACTTGCTCTCGGACCAGATTCTATTATGCGTTCTGCTAACCCACAGGGTATTCGTCGTGTTCCACTAGAACTACCAGCCGGTGTATTCGGTGAATCAGGTGTCCTAGAGCGTGAACTTCGTACTGGTGCTCGCTACCCAGAGACTCGTGGCGGTAACTCAGACGCTTCTATCGTTACAGGTCGTGGTGTTCAGGCCCTACAAGCTGGCTTTGATACACAGATCAAGGCAGCACAGTCACACTTTGCTCGTATGTTTGTTGAACTTGTAGGTCTTTGCTTTAAGACGGACGAGAAGCTCTTTGGCAATAAGATTAAAGAGATTCGTGGCGTTGATGATGGCACACCTTATACGCTTAAGTACAGCCCTGCTAAGGCAATCAATGGTGACTACACAGTAGATGTCCGTTACGGCATTATGTCTGGTATGAATCCAAACAATGCAACAGTAGCCTTGCTACAGATGCGTTCAGATAAACTTGTTTCACGCGACTACGTACGTCGTGAACTTCCTATTGAAATTAACGTCGGCCAAGAAGAACAAAAGGTTGACGTTGAAGAGATGCGCGATGCACTTCGTGCAGCTATCGGGCAGACCGCCCTTGCAATCCCACAGATGGTTGCACAAGGTCAAGACCCATCTAAGATTCTCGGCTCCTTTGCGGAAATGATTAAAGGCCGTCAAAAGGGTATGAGTATTGAAAGTGTTGTGGAAAAGGCGTTTACGCCAGAAGCACAGCCTGAGACAGCAGCGATGCAGCCTCAGCCTCCAGTAGCAGGTATGGCTCCCGCCTCTGCCTCGCAGCCAAGTATGGAACAACCTGGCGGTGCAGCCCCTGCTGCTGGCGGTCCACAAGCCCCTCAAGGCAAACCAGATATCGCATCATTGCTCGCTTCAATCGGCGGCGCGGCATAACTTCTAAGGGGGTGAAATATGAACAAGGGATCACAAGCACCAGCACCAATGGCTAAGCCAATTCACGGTACAGCAGGAGCAGGCGCAAAGGTAACAGGTGGCAAAGTTGAAATGCCATTCGCTGGAGCAGCTAAGCCAGGTAAGGCAGTAAAGAAGTAAATAACTTTAGATAACGGGGTGTACTGGATGGATGAAAGTAAAGTTCGCCGTCCAGTACGCTTCGCTGACTTCCTAGTAATAGGAGCAGAAGTTGCATATAATATGATGCAAGTACTTACGGCAGCGACAGAAGACTTATTAGAACTGTCTATCTATAACGCTAACCGAACCACAGAATTGAACAAGGTCTGGGAAGACTTTGCTACAGATTTAGAAACTATTCAGGAGGATACAGATGGCGCTTGAAGATAGCACCAACCCTATGCAGGGTGTATCAGGTCCTGGTAAGTACGCACGTCGTACAGATTTAGAATATAAGCCAGATGCTTATGGTGAAGGTGTGCAGTACGCCGCTGAAAAAGCAGGCGCTCCACTTTCTAAAGCACCAAAGAACCCAATGCTTTCACAAGCACCACAGGTTCCAACAGCAACTGATACAACACCTCCACCAGTTGGCCTTTATGAGCCAACAATGCGACCAAATGAACCAGTAACACACGGTATCGATCTTGGTCCTGGCGGTGGTTCAAACGTTCTTAATATGCCAAATCAGGCACAGTCTCAATATGAAACTGCAGTAGATGTTATTGGACGTCTAGCAGCTTCACCAGACGCATCTCCAACACTCCAGTATTTGGCGCAACGCTTACAGCAAGGATTCTAACTTGGCTGGAAATAAAACAAATTGGGATGGTTGGGTAACTCCAGATCTCGCACGTAATCCAGGCCTTGCTATGGATGCGCTTAATTCAAAACAACCAGATGTTAATGGTGCCGTTCTTTCACACGCCGTAAAGGGCGTAGGTGTAGTTGATGCTATCAATGATCACGCTGAAACAAATGGAACACAAAACTTTTGGGCTAAAGTACTAACTCCTGGTGTAAAAACACTTGAGTTCCTTAATAAAGGAATCCAAGAAGTACAAAAAGATTACAAGTTTGTCCACTCTGTATATACAGATGTCGGAATTCTTCCAGGCTTTCTTGCTACCGCAGCTATTGTGGGGGCAGGTGTAGCTGGAACTGTTGCAGGTGGTGCATTTGGTGGCGTAGCCGCTACAGATGCTGCTGCATTTGCTGTACGTAAAACTCTTGGTAACGTATACAAGCAGTCTTATGCTAAGTCAGAAGATGCAAATTACAAGGTTTCTCCAGGTCGT